CCCTATTAAGCATCATCCATTAATTCAAAACTTACTAAGTATGTTAAGTCACTAGCTGCAGAAGCTGTTACTGCAAGTAAGTCTGTTTCAGCTAAGTAAAAGCCATTGTCTTTACCTACAATAACTAGTGTTGAGTCAGCAGGTACAGATACTGTCTTAGCTATAGCTACATAGTTAGAACCATTGTCTACACTTACTTCTACTGTAACATCAGCAGCATTAGTACCGTCAATGTTTGCAATAAGTAATGTATTTACCTTAGCAACTTTGTCTGCAGCAACATCAATAATGTTTGCCCTACTTGTCGTTATTGCACCAGCTACTGTCGTAGGTGTAATACTGGATACATTAATTAAATTTATTACGGCCATTTATTTCTTCCTTTATCCGAATACGATTGCCATTGCGATAGCAAAACCTTTAGTGGCTGAACTGCCCGACATGTATGTTTTAACTGTTTCAACTGAGGTCATTCTCATTGTACCAGCATCATTAATTAGTATACCATCTCCATCAGCAAGTGCTGTAGTTCCCCTTGCTGTGCCACCATCTATTAGGTTTATTTCCGCAGCAGTAGTAGCTATATTAGTACCACCAATGTCTAGTGTTGTCAAGGATACTTCACCAGCAACAGTAACTAAACCATCAGCTAATGTAATGAGGTCTGTATCATCTGTGTGACCAATAGTTGTACCGTTAATAAGAACATTATCAATGTCTAATGAACCACCAGATATAAGACCTGTAGTAGTAATAGCAGAAGCACCTGTATCAATAGTTCCAAACCCAGAAGTAATACTACCAGAATTTAATGCTCCTACCGTAGTAGCTGCAGTAGTTATAAGGTTAGGCATTGCAGTTATTTCATCGTCAAAGTATGCAGCAAGATCTGTTACAGCTACTTGAACCATAGTGCCGTTGTCATTCAGAACAACACGGTCTGCATCTACTACTGTAGTTGAGGTAGCAGAAGTACCCCCATCCATTATGTTTAACTCTGCTGCTGTAGTATTAACGCCATCTAAGATATTAAGTTCTGCACCAGTAGATGTAACTGCAGTTCCACCATAGTCTAAGTTACCTGCAGCAATTGTAATTACACCTGTACCTTTAGGCGTAAGTGTAATACCTATATTAGTGTCACCACCTGTAGCTGCGAGTATAGGGTCACTACCACTAGCATTGTTAGTTATTTCTAGTTGATTTACAGCAGAGCCTGTTGTTTGGAATACTATAAGTTCATTACCATTAGCATCAGCTAGAAATCCACCATCAACTATCTTAGCAGCAGTAAGTGTTTTATTAGTAAGTGTGTCTGCAGATACAAGTGAAACAAGTGTTGAGTTAGCACCTGCTGGTAACATTAAAGTATTTGTAACACTTGCAGAGTGAGGCTGTCCAAATACTTTTTGTCCGTGAGTATTACTTTCACAGTTAAAGACTACTGCAGCTGAGTTAGTATTCCCCCTTACAACAACTGTACCTGTTCCATTAGGAGCTAGGTCAAGAGTAGCATTGGAAGTTGTAACAATGTCAGCACCATTCATATCTAGGTTTCCACCTAGTTGTGGTGATGTGTCTTCTACTACGTTAGCTATGTCTGAACTTGAACCAGAACCAGCAAGAATAGTACTTCTAGTAATTCTCTTAAGTCCACCACCAGATGTATCAATAGCTAAAAAGACATCATCATTAGCAGCAGTTGATATTTCAGTTAAATCACCAACAACAGTAGGATTAAAGTTTGTACCATCTGCAATAAGTAAAGCACCTGCAGTATTGGTAGCCATTGTAAGATCATCACCACTAATAGTAAGATCCCCTGCTAGGGTAGCATTAGCACCACTAAATGTTAAGGCTGTAGTTGTACCTGACTTAATAACTAAGTTACCAGAACTATTTGTAAGTGAGCCAAAGGTTGTACCAGCATCCTTTACGAATACATCTCCACCATCTGCATCTAGTATAATATCACCAGATGAATCTATCGTAACATCTGTACCATCATTAATAATTGTATCAAGAGCAATACTACCTACGTTAGTAATATTAGCATCATTAAAACTTGTAGCACCTAAAGTATTTGCAGCAGCCGTAGAAGTAATACCAGCACTAGCAGTAATTAGTTGAGAAGCATTTACAGTAAAAGCAGTAGACCCACCAGTAGCAACAGTGATTACATCTGACCCACTAAAGGTAATACTTGTATTAGTATCGCTATCACCAGAAATACTATCTAGTTGAATATTACCAGCATTAGTAAAGTTAGCGTCACTAAGATCAAACGTACCTGTAACATCTAAGTTACCACCTACAGATAAATTGCCTGATATATCAACAAGACCATTAATATCAATAGTAGTAGCAGCAATTTGTATTTCTGTGTCTGCTACAATGTCAAGCTGGCCGTCAGCACTAGAATTAATATAGAGGCCAGTATCACGAAACTGAATCTTCTCTGTTGACGCAATAAGTAGATCATCAGAAAACTCAAAGTAATCCTCATCCTCCATCCACTTTAGTACACCGTCATTACTTTCACCATCAAAGGTTACTGTAATGTCTGTACCTGAAGTAGCATTACCTATAGTAATAGAAGTACCAAGCAGTTTAGTAATAGGACCACCTTCTGCAGTAGTCCCATCGTGTGTGTGTCCAGTGCTTGCAGCAAAGGCAGCTAGTAACTGATCAAATTCATCATTAGTATGATCCGCTGTAATGGTATCGCCATCTGCGTATGTTGATTGTCTTGTATATGTAGCACCCATCTAACGTCTTGCTCCTAATTGATACTCTAGCTGAAACCCTTTAAGTGAATACGGATTACTTTCCCCATCGTCTTCTACCCTTAAAACAACAGAAAAACCTGAACCTTCTACTGCTTGCCTATCAAGAGGTTCTTGCCCCCCACCATAAGCAAATTGAGTTGTACTAGAAGTTGTACTGTATGCTGCAGTGCCATATGATGCTGCTAAATTAGATGTATCAAAAGGGTATACTGCTGGTCTTGAAGAATCTTTATTTTCGTTATCATATCTTACAAATAAGTCTGTGTCAATACTTCCTTCAGGCTTGTAGTTAATAATAACTTTTTGCATGTGTTTTCGTATGCCGGGATCACCAAAAGCCATATCAGGACTTCTATATTTACCTGCTATAATTGTTCCATCAAAAGTACTTCCTACTTCTTGTCTTTGTATAAATCCACTACCATCACCATGAAGTACAATTACATCACCTGCTTCTACAAAAGAATCTGTACAAGTGGTCTGTAAACCTAATAAAGTTGAAAACTCAAAAGCTTCTTTTTTAAGGACACAAATTGCTCCTCTAGAAAGACTTTCTGACTGACCATCTTTATTAAAGAATATTCTATACTGTGTTTTATCTGGTATAACTACACTGTCAAAAGACGCAGCATCCTTAATGTTTTCATCAAATATGGATTGAATATTCTTACTAATGGTACCAAGTTCTGTATCACCAATACGTGCAGTAGCAGCAACAGTACGCAGTCCATCAGGACCAAGAAAGATTAAATCACCTGCAAATTCCTGTACGGTAAAGCTATTGATACAACCAATGTTTCTTGTTACTGGTTCTACTGCAAAGTCAGTAATAGTGGAACCTGTAAGTTTAAATATTCTATTTTCACAAAAGATAAATAAACTATTACGAAAAACTTTTAGTGCAACTACTGTATCATCAACTTTAATACTGCCTGTACCTGAATCAGTTAAATTATCTTCATCAAAAGGGACACTAAAAATTATTTCTTGTGGCGTAGTAGACTTACCTGCATAGAACATATGGTTTCTATATGCAACTACAACAGTTGAACCTGCCACTGCACTTGCACTAACATTAGATGCAGCCATAGCAGCATTAAATATTACAGGGGCATTAACACCATCTACACAAATAAGTTTTTCATTGCCATCAAAGTTGTATCTTTCAAAGTGATACTTGTTAGCATTAGTTCTATCTGTAGCTCTTTGTGTCCAATTTTCTGAGACTACATTACTTTTTATGTGTGCTGCAGCAGTAGTGCTTGAGGTAGCTCTAGTAACTCCTGTAAAAGAACTTGAGGTAATACCTGTGTAAGTAAATATTTCTGAGTTAATTTGCAATCCACCACTAGAAGAAAAACCTAAAGTAGAATCAACACTAATTTGTCCTGCGCCTGTCATAGCTGCATTTGAAGCAATACGAATTGTTAGTGTGGTAGAACCAGTAGAGTAAATTCTTTCTCCTCTAGCAGCTACTACTTTGTTTGCAAATAAGGTAATCATTAAAGGCTGTTCAGCAGTATTATTTGTACTAGGGACTACCTGATTTACATATTTACTAAAGCCATTAATCCTACGATAGCCACCTGAAATATCAGGCTCAAAGTTTTCTAGTTCTATTGCCTCTCCCGGTTGCATAAGAAAACTAGAACGGTTTAAAACTAAACCGCCCTCACAGTTAAACGCAACTGGTTGTGTTTGTGAGCTATCAGGCATTAAATAACACCAGACATAAAGCTAATAGAGCCACGTGGTCTAAGAACAACAGTTGACCTAACGTACTCAAATTTATTAATAAGAAGACTCTGCATGTTCTTAATGCCTTGTTCAAATCGTTCAAAGTTTAATTGATACTGATTTAATTCACCACGGTATTGATAAACATAAGCAGTTGCACCATCTATTATAATAGGTGCAAAACGTTCTGGGATACTTGTAGTATCTCCATGTGCAGATAAATCAGAAGGAAACGTAAAAAAATCAAAAGCTAGTGTATAAGCTTTATCTGGATAAGGGTGAAGTAAATAGTTATTGTCAGGGGTACGTACAATACTTCTAGGTACACCACCATCTTCAAACTGTGTCACTGCAACATCATCTGCATGTATTGCAGCAGTAGTACTATTAGCACCACGTGTGCAACCTGTGATATCATTACCTGAGATTGCAGTGTAAGACACTTGCTCACTTCCTATATGTACTGTACCAGACGCATCAAAGTCCGTAGTAGAAGTAAGAGTTAGAGTTGTAACAGAAGCTGAGTGTGAGCCATTTAAAGTCGTAGCAGCAACATCATCTTCTTGATCAGCAAGTCCATTTTGAATATACTCATTGTAGTTCAGTGTTGTAAGGCTGTTGCCTGATACATTAAGGTCAGTATCTTTTTTAATTCTAGCTGTACTATAATCAATAGATTTTGTGCTTGTTGGGAGAGAGTAACGTGTTTGTCCTGCTACTAAGGTAGAAGAATTACTGGCATGATTAAAAGAATAACCAAACTCACGTTGATTAATGTAACGTATTGCTTCATTAACAGCATTTTTACATTGGGTCTGTACACCCCTAGAACTTGTAAAGTTACCAGAAGTAAGCTCTACTTCATTCATACGTGTAATAACACTATTAGATAATGAAAGAAAAGTAAGAGCCATTATGTTTCCTAAATAAATCTTTTATGCCCCAAGAATTTTTTGTTGCATAAGTTTGATACACTAATGGGGCCAGCATATAGCCAGCCCCAAAGTATGTAGGTTTATTACAGTAGATCACGTTGAGCTTCTGCAGCCTCAGTATGAGCAGCAGAAACATCTGCAATTACTGCATAGACACGTAGGCGTCCAGTTGCAGCAGCAGCACCAGCAATAACAACATCAATGGTATCTGCAGCACCAACACAAGCAAGTGATTCAGCAGCAAATGTAGATGCAGCACCAGTGTTTACAATGTTAGCTTCACCGTTACTACCTTTTACAAGGTATGTACCAGCAGCAGCGTCAAGTGCAGCACCATCAATAATGTCATCTCCACCACCGAAGTCAATATTACAAGTACAACTTGCAGTAAAAGACTTCATAATTTCCGCACCAGCAGCAACTACTACTGATTCAGCGGGAACTTCTAAAAGTTGGAAAATGTCACCATTAGCAATGGTAGCACCTGCAACAATCATAGCATCAATATCTAAAATTGCTTCAATAGTACGAACCACATTACCGACTACTGTTGGAACAGCAAGAACATTTGCCCCAACACCAGCAGTATCAATGGAAGTCATGTCAAACGTAGCCATATTATATTACTCCCTTATGCTGCGTTGTAACGGGCAGTAACGATTGCTTCTGGACGAAGAATCTTACGACCGTATAGATGCATACCACGAACAATGTCAGCAAAGCTGTCAGGGTCACGATATGATT